TGCGTAAGCCGGAGATTGTGCAGCTTCTACATCTTCCATCAATATTGCATCTACCGTGCATGCTGTGTCGACAAAATACGAATAAGTAACTACAGCAGTTGCGGCGGTTGTCAGAGAAGCCGAATAAGTTAGGACGCCAGTACTGTATACCAAGGTATATGATGTCGTGGCCGCTGATGTATATCCGACCGAGCCATACACTATGTCATCTTGTGAAAGAGAATAAGCTAATGTTGTAGTTGTTCCTGTGAGTGTATCTGTTCCGGTGGCCACCGCTACCGCATAATTAGTGCCAGACCAATATAATATTGTTCCAGCATAAATATCCGCACTTACAGCAATTGGTTTGATTGTCTCAAAAGCAAAAATATTCAATGAAACAAAAATTATACACATCAAAAGTATCAATTTTTTCATTTTATCCCTCCTACCATTTTTTTTCCTAAATCTTCCCAAGCTTTTCCAGAATCAATAGTCCGGTTATCTTCAAGCACTACAAACTGGCCTATTGGTATTTGAGCAACCTTCTCAAGCATATCGTCAAAAAAAGTTTTCATATCTGCGTTATCCATGAGCTTTTCCGCAAACCCCTTGACGATTGCGGGCGGGCGCCTTTTGTTTTGAATCCAATCGTTAACCCAGATCTCTACCTCCTTTTGAAATTTTTCTTTTTTGGCAACGGCTAATTCTTCTTCGAACGTTTTCAGAGCGGTACTTTTGGATTGAATTTCTTCAACTTGCTTTTTCATTTGTTCGGAAAAAGCTTTAAGTTTTAAATCGTTTTCTTTCATTTGCTCTTCAAACTTTTTGATCGTTTCGTTCTTGTCAGAAATCTCATCTTCAAATTTTTTGATTAATTTTTCATCCATATTTTGGGCCTCCTTCAGCCGTGTATTAATTATTGTTGCCTCTTGTATATCATCGAAGATCATTTTATCCATGCCTGGTTGTCCGGGCTGGTTTGTTAATGATACTTCCAGCAAGGTTGGCCCGGTTATTTCACCTGTGGATTTGTCAGCATATTTTTCCGCATATGCTGGGGAGACATATTCAAACCGGCCAATTTTTTCAGGTTCGTATAAATCGAGAAGTAAGAACAGTCCTTCATTTCTGATTCTTGCCTCTTTTACTTCTCCAAACTTTCCAAGTGTCTTATCGTGGTTTTTAAAGATCGGTATGGGGTAACCCGTTGCGTTTTTTTCAAAATTTGATTTTATCTGTTCCGCAAGTCGCCTATCGTGTATGACTTCCCCGTATCGAGCATCAAAAAAAGTATTAAAAGGCATTGCATTTATTTCTATTTGCACATTCTCACCTTCCTAAAATTGCATTTTGTATTGCTGTTATATCCGCGGGTCGCTGCTGGGTTTGCGGCAATGTTTTAGAAATGATTAAATGTCTTTCGCGTTTGTCAAACATTGTCACTAATTCTACCCTTGAACGGCAATTGACATGTAGAGGTGGCGTATTCCGCGCTATAGATTCAATATCTTCTTTCGATATAAATAACCCGTCCCGTTGTTTACATATCTGTGTCGTGTTACTGTCTAAAACTGCGCTAAATCGATACCCTTCAACAATTTCAGAATCCAAAGACTCTTGGAGCGTTCCAACACTAAAACCTCGTGTTGCCTCTGTTCTTGCAATTGCCTTTGCTCTCCCATTAGTGAGAGTTTCAAGATGTTTTTTTATGTATTCCGCGGCTTCGTCTTCTCCCATACCAGATTTTAGCGTGTGGCTTACAAGAGTGTTGGCATACAAGTTAATGTTCTCACCTTGAACTTGTGCCAGATCAAGCGAATAATTTTTAAAAAAATTTAAAGTGTTTTCCGAAGGTGCGAAATATTCCGCAAACGCTTCAACCTCATTAGACATACGCTTAAATAATACGGGCGCCAATAATAACTTTAGTAATCCTTTGTCTTTCATAATCATTATATTAATTATAGAGCTGGCAACGGTCCAATCTACGAATTGTCTTTTTTCTAACCTAAATTCTTTTTTAGCGTTTAAAAATCCTGCCACCGCAAACCGGCCGTATAAATATGCGGTATGCAAAACAGACAATAAAGCTTGTTGTATCTCCGGAACAAGATCCGGTATTTCTTTTTTTAGCAGTACAGATTCACGAATCTTTTTTAATAATGGCCTTAAATAATATAATCCTCTATTTTCGGCATAAGAATAAGAAAGCGCTACCGCTCTATTACTTATCATTTTGAGCGCCAAACCCTATATCTTGCAGCTCCTCAATTGGAGGTATATCCCCTTCCGGAATAATTTTAAACCAATCACGCTGCCATTTTTCCGTGGGGTCTGCAATTCCTGTATTGTTTAATATGGCCAACGTCTCAGCCATTGTCTTCATCTCTTCCGAGGTAGGAATAATTGATATTTGATAACTACCGTAATCTTCCACTATTCCAATATTGTAATCTATTATTTTTTGAACCAGCCCATCGATTATCTGTTCCGAAAAACTCTTAGCTGTGTAGGCTATGTAGGAATTGAAGATCTCTATGTGTATTTTAGCAAGCGAATAAGTACCAACTTGTTGAATAGATCCCAGCATTTGAGGAACCATTAAACCCCGAAACATCAGCAGATTCAAGTATTCAATACTTTCTTGAAAACTTTTTGACATGTCACCAGGCGGCGCGATGATCTGTACTTCTGCGTCTAACGGCATGACGAATTGAGCCTTTGAATACCATTGTCCCAAAGCCTGCATGGCCATTTCCGGCTGGCTGGTTTTGACTCCAAGTAGCGGAATGGCATATCTCTCCATAGCAATAGCCCACCATTTCTTTAGCGTGCTTTTGAATTTGTAAGTAGAATATATAGGTGATAATATTGTCTCCCCATATATTCCGGTACCACGCCTTATTACAAGACATTTTTCTATTGGAATTTCTATTTTGTTTCCCAGAGCAGTTACATACACCACAGATGTTATTGTGCCGTTTTCAGACTTGAAAGATGTAAGTACGGGAGACAGCGGAATAATATCTGATAAAATTATTTTGCCATCTTGAATTTTCCACACTATCTCAGCCACACCATATCCATAGCTTATTGTATCAAAATACATTTTATTTAATACCGTATTCAGGGATGTGTTGGAGGATTGATAACACGAGTCTACAAGATTTTTTATTTCTTCTGTGCTATTTTGATATTTTCCAATCGCACCCGATATATTCCCTACCAGCATGTTGAGACCATTGAGAATGGTTTCATCTTTTTGCACCATCTCCAAGATTATTGTCTGCGTTAAGGGTGACGGATTCAATATTTCGCCCGCCATCTGATAATACATATCGCCCATGCTGATGAATTGTCTTTCAACAGGTTTTTGCATTCATTACCACACCTTCCATTCACCTTCTTGCTTTGTTCCCGTGTGAATTGCGTATCTCATTGCGTCCATTGCATGGTCCTGAAACTTCACGGGCTCGTCAAGAACGTTACCGTCTTTATCTTTTTTGTATTTGTATGTTTGAATTTCTTTAAGAAAATTAAAGCATTCTCCACGAATATGCAATTTGTTTCTTTTGACGGTGTCTATACCATCTTTTACCCGTTTATCGGCTGGATAGATATTTAAGCCTTTTCTTCGGATTTCTTCGATTCGGGCTGGTTCGGCGGAATCTGCGTATACGTCTTCATTCTTTTGTACTTTTTTTTCTAAAATTGATATTAAATCTAAATTAGTAAGTCCAGTTTTATAAAATTCTTCTAAAATATAAATTTGTTTGTCGTGAATACCTATTTTAACAAGCGCCGTTGGGTTATTGAACCCAAAATCCAAGCCCCAAAAAACTTTTTCAAAGTCTTTAGGCGTCTTCTCAATTACTTCCCAATTAGTGTATATAAGATTCGATAATAACCCCCATTCTCCATGCGCATACACTTGATAATAAATTTCGTCTTGTTCTCTTAAGTCTTCTAAAACTTTTTTATATTCATCATCAATGAATTTATTGTCTTTAAACGTCGTTTTCAGAATAAAAGAATTTTCGGTTATTGAATCGAAAAATCTTTTCTTGATCCAATTTAACGTTGAAACGGGGTTGAAAGTTAATGTTATCTGCTTAGGGTGGTTTGTGCGTCCACGTAATCTTAGATTCAGCTGGTTGAAATCTTCTTCAGATATTTCCGTCGCTTCCTCAACCCAAATACCCGTGATTCCTGAAATGGATTTTAATTTTTCCACATCGTCTAAGCCACAAAACAAGATTGAATTTTGGTTAGCACAGGTCATTTCCATGTCGCTCTTGTTGACCTTAAAAAGATGTGAAACTTTCCATTCTCTTATAAGACTTGAGATAAGCGAAAAAGTTGAATGCCTGTTTGTCCTCGCAACCTTTCTAACAACCAAAAACCTGTGTCCACGCTCCCCGAGAGTTCTGAAAAGCAGTCGTTGAGCTGTGAAAACACTTTTGCCCGAACCCGCTCCCCCATAAAATAATTCGTATCTTGTACGATTTTCTAACAACGGAAGATAGATTTTATTAATTATTTTTTTGTTGAATGTGATATTGTTTTGTTCAATATTCTTCCCCGAAATTGTTGTCATCTTCTTCGAACCCTACCCTAATATTTATCGTTCCTTCGTGACTTAAATCCATGTTATCTCTTTGCCCAAGAT